ATCTAATTGACTGAATAAAAACTGATCTCTTGCTCTAACTGTAAATTCATATACTCTATCAAAGGTTGTATCGTTAGCATCTAATGTAAATGCGTTATTGTCAAAAGTAATAATACCCGGATGACCTACAGTGCCAAATTGATTAACTTTACCTATAAGTTGTCCGTCAAGACTTAAAGTTAATCCTGGGGGAACTGCTCCGTCTAGTAATTGGTATATAATAATAGCATTGGGCACAGTGGTGGTGGCTTTAATAGCAAGAGTTGAAACAATGTTAGCATTAATAGTTCCAAGATTACTGTTTGTAAGGAACTTAATAGTGCTGTCGACTTCTCCTAGAATATCTACAGTAAATATTCTTCTAGCATTGGCACTTTCATTATTTGTAAAATATCTAGTTGCGTTGATGGTAAAATTGTAACTAATGGTAATTGCTGGTTGGTAGGGAACGTTGCCAAATACTTCGCCAGTGCTGGCATCAAATGTCATGCCTGGAGGTAACACACTGTCAGTGCCTATCAATATCTGTGTATTATTAGGAACAGTAACAGCTAGGTTAGGAGATACTCCCAATCTATATGTGCCGGTGCTAATTTTAGTTACACCGGTAATGGTATATACCTGACTGGTTCCTGTGGACAAGGTATCTCTTAATCTAAATCTTAATCCGTTAGTAGGAATAGCAGTGGCATTTTTAATTCTTAAGTATTGATCACCTTCTCTGTTTTCGTCAGTGCTGACTCTAACAGCCAAACTTTCAATTTCGGGATTAACTACTTCTAATGAATAATATGCCTGTGGCAGTCCTGGGATAGCATCGTAGGTATCTAACAAGTATGTTTGATAGTTGTTGGCTCTACGCAGTCCAAGATAGTTAGGAGTAATCCAAATTGGAATACGGGCAAAGGTAATGTCGGCAGTAAACACGCCTGATCCACTTTGTAACACAGTGTTATCTGATCTAAAGAAGTCGTCTCCGACTACATAAATTCTAAATTTTCTTTTAGCAACAGAGTCGCCGTCTGTTACAGATACGATAAATTCATAGTTTCTATTTAATTTTCTCGGTAGCGTAGTAGGACTGCTATAGTCAAAGAATATACTGTCGTAGACATAACTGTCATAGCCGTTGGTGGGTCGTTGGCCAAAGTCAAATGCAACACCGTCGTATAACCCAGTGTCAAATGATCCGCTGCCATCGCTACTGGTTACCACTAACAATGGTTGGATGAATCCAGTGACTCTACCAGTCTTGGTTAAAATTAAGCCTGGAGGTAATTCGCCATCGCCACTGGATATAAAATATTTCAAACTTTGACCGGCTGTGGTATCAAAATCAATAGCAGCCATTTGAAAATCTACAAAACTGCTATCTAGAATATAATACGCATCATTAGGACCTATAGGCAGCAGTCCTTCATTGGTTTGCCAGGTTGGCGCATCTTCACCAGTGATAGTTATCTTATATGTTCTATCAGCAAATGCTGTTCCTAGTTTTGCTCTTATACAAAACTTAAATTCAGTTTCTCTAGGAACTTCAAATGGTGTGCCTTTAATATGATCTGCATCTATACGCAGACCCGGCGGTAAGTTTCCTGAAATTACAGAAAAGGTCAAACCTGTGCTGTCTTCAAAGTTGTCCTCGTAGGTAACCGGCAATGGAATATCTAGCGGAGTTCTTTCTGCTATTGTTCCAAAGCTGTAGTTACTTTGCTCGGTCCATATTTCTAAAGGCATTATTATGTCCTTCTAATTCTAGTTCTAGGATAAACTGATCCAGTTGTGGGTCTTTGTTTAAAATTAATCTTAGGAAACGTATTTCCTGAAGTTGCACGTTCCTGATAATAGTATAAGAACTTATTAGGTGCACCTTGTAGATCTTGAGCATCAGTCGGGCCGCCACTGGTAGCAGTTAATTGACCTGACTTAGCATAGGCTACAATATATGCCTTAGCCTCTTCCTGCTTCATTCCAGGATAGATTTCAAGCGCACAGGCCAATACTCCAGCAACCTGAGGACTGGCCATTGATGTTCCACTATATTTTCCTAAGTAGTGACTACCACTACGAGGATCAGCAGTTCCTGCGGGCAATGCGCTGGTAATATATGTGCCAGGAGCCCAGATATCTACCCCTGGCCCGCAATCGCTGTATTGCACTTTTTGATCTGTTTGTATGCTGTCCACAGACCCGACACAGATATTAGGTAGATCAAATCCGCCGTTAGCTGTGGTATCGTTGGCAGTAGGACTAGTGCCGCGCATATAGTAGTAAGGTTGTGCCACACTACCTGGATATCTAACAGACATCTCAAAAGTATTGTTCCAATCTAATCCTCCGGGAACATCGTGTTTCCAACGTCCGTTGCCGGCAGCACCCACAGTGACAATGCCTTCGTCTATGGCATCTTCAACATCGGCATCTAGTGCCGCTACTCTTGCTGGAATACGTTGGCCGCTGATAAATCCCCAAGTATTTAATTGCTCTGTGGTAAATCCTGAACTGGTGGTCTTAGCATTGTTTACGCCTACTTGTAGGTCTATCTGCGCCGGAGTTGCTTCGTAGAAAGTATACTCGCAGACCATGCCAGGACTGCCCAGTGTTCCTGATGTTGAGGCATTACCTTCCATTCTAATTCTATAAGTTCTATTTGGTGAAGTGCCCGAAACTCCGTGATATATTCTTTGAACAGAGTTGTCTCTAGCGCACCACATAATTTTTGGCAAGTTAGGATTAGATATACTGACCCCACTCCATACAGACGACCCTGCCCCAAATGTTAGATAAAAGTTAGTTCCTGGAAATACATTTGTCTGCGGGCCGCCTAAAAAATTAACAGTAAATGGCAAACTAATATTCCAAAACCCGTCATCATTACTTCCACTAGTGGGTGTAGTTGATACAGTCAAGCCAGTTGTAGATCCTAGACTAGGAGTAATTGATGATACTGTAGCAGCTTCAGCACCAGTGGCCACAGTGACTCTAGTGCTCATAGCCACAGCAGTTAACGGACTGGCTACTTCGCCATTGACCAATGTTGTATTGTAGGTAATGGTATACACTGCCGTGTTCGGTAACACTACAGATTGATTTATAGTTAATTCAACATCTCCGCCTTCAGACGACGATGTTGGACCTTGTGTGTATGTTGCAATAGTAGATGCGCCTTGGGTAACAGTTACCCCCAATGTCAGTGAAGTAACACCAGTTATTCCGCCCGATGCTACATTTGAAATCAATGCAACGGTGCAAGGGCCTTGCACTGTGACAGTATATATTGAAGCTGGTGCAGATAATGATGCCAAATATACTTGCCCACCTTCTTGGGTCCATGTTCCTGGAAATGATAAAATATTTCCTGCTCCGGCAGGTGGCGGACCTGAAGTGGTAATTCTGTTGCCAAAATTTTCAAATCCTAATAGATCTGCTAACTTACTATTGGCATTGCAAACACCGCTGGTGCCTAAATATGTAGTTGCACCAACTGTTGGTGTATATCTAGTTCCTCTATATGTCACCGCAGTAATATCAGTCAACGCCCAGTCGCTGGGGAAAATACTCATACCCCAACTGTTGTTAACTATTGTTGGATTTTTTCTTCCTGTAGCACCATTGACTGATTTATTAGCATGAAATTGTCTAATGTAGTCAAACACATAGGGAAATGTGTAGTCGGCGTCGTCGCCTGACAAGTAATATAGATTATAAATGTTAGCGTCTCTGGCCCATCCCTGAGTGTTACCGGCAACCGTGCCTGCTACGTGCGTTGAGTGACTGCCGGTTCCATACGTATAAGATCCCGGGGCAGTGCCTTTAACTGCTAGGTTATGTTGAAACCAATTATATTGATTTGTTCTAGTAACACCAGAGCCGTCGGCATTGGCTGTAAATTCTGGATGATTCCACACAAGACCATTTTCGTCACAAATAACTACGTCAACATTTTTTCCAGTCTGAGTTAGGGTAATGGTTCCAGTTTGTGCCGCAGTCCCGGATCCGTTACCTTGATAACCGGTGCCGCCCCAACTGGCTCGTTGTGTGCCTTCGGTGCAGCGTAGTAGCCCCCAATTCTTCATATTAGTGGTAGTAGAAGTAGATTTATCCCAGTTAGAACTAGTCTGCGTATATGCATTAAGTCCTGCACTGATTCCTAATTCTTTAGGATGCAGAGTCACTGACTTAATTCGAGGATCTCTAGCCAGTTCCCCAGCTTCCCATTCTGTTAACAAATACACGGTATTTCTACTAGACGGTCTACGATCAATACACATTACATCTCGAGTGATATCTAGCCCCGGAGGAGTTTTACCCAGCGATTCTAATTCATCATAGATAGCTGTAAGGTCTTCACTGTTTTCGACAGTTACTATGTATTTTTTAGTGCTAATATATTGTAGCAATGACATATTAAACTTCTATTTTCAATATGGTTAATGTTACAGTTATAGTAGTTGTGCCACCACTCTTGTTAGTAACGGCTGCATAAATTTCAGTAACTGGACTAGATTCATTATTAAATCCCAATGTTCCTGGACTAATTAATATTGTCTGGGCTCCGGTGGTAATTACTTCAGCAACAACTCCTGCACCTGCAGAGGGGTCAACTCCTTCTGCACGACTAGCGTCGGCAGTTCTACTGCTGATATCGGTATACAATCTTACCCATGCAGCCGCAGTAGTTTGTATTTTATATAGAATATACCCTTTGGCAGCTCCAGTAAATGTTACATTACCTATAGCTGCATCGGCTATGGATGCTGTAACAGCCGATACTGTGTTTCTTGACTGTAGGCTTGTGCCAGCTCCTCCTGTTTGTGCTACCCAAGTTAATGTTCCGGACCCGTCAGTGCTTAACACATAACCAGCAGTTCCGTCTGCACCTGGCAAGGTCCATGTTACATCTGATGCTACTGTTGTAGGCGCTTGAAATGCCACATAATTTGAACTGTCACTGTCTGCAAATCTTAAACTATTTCGTCCTTGTATTCTTACATTGCCTATTAAATTAACAGTGCCGCCGGATGTTATTGTTGTAGAGGTTACCAGTTGACTTGAACTGACAGTATAGCTTGTGCCAGTTGTTGGAGTTCCTGT